GTTCCTGTCGCGACGGTTGTTGCCGCTGGTGCCCTGATCGATAGAAATCAATACTTCGGGCCGAACAGAGGTAATCAAGGTCTGTTTGCTACGGACGGGGGAGGGGCATCTGGCGGGTCTACATTGGCGCAATGGAAAGCGTCCGCCGCCGGAGACGAGGAAGCGGTTGCCGACCCCGGATGGACCGACCCGGCGAACGGCGACTTCACGGTGAACTGATGGCCGTCAACGTCACCACCATCACCGCAACCGGGAACGACTACATTGACGGGGTTTCGTCTACTGCCGCCTGGGGCGATAGCGTTCCGCTCGATATCTCCTATAGCTATCCGGCGGCAGCGAGCAACTACGGAGCACCCGGAAGCTATTCGCCAGATAATGAGCCGGATAGTGGGTTTGCGGTGTTCAATGGAACGCAGCAGGCATTCCACGATGCGCAGCTTCTGAGGCTTTCGACCTACTATGTCCCGATCACATTCACCAAGATCACGGAGTCGGACAGCACTCACGCCATTCTGAGGTACGGAAACTCCAACGTCCCAAACCCGGCGCATGGATACTATCCGTCGAATGTGGCCCTGGTCCCGCGCGGTGGCGATGCCTGGATCGATCCAAACCAGTTCAGCTTGGGAAGCCCGGCAGTTGGGAATTATGCAGGCTTCGCGCACCAGCACGAGCTTCTACACACCCTCGGGCTAAAGCACGCGCACGAGACTCCACCGACTGGGATTAAGGTCCCCAGTGACATGGATTACGTCGAGTTCACGATCATGAGTTATCGGTCTGTTGAGGGTGGCTCTGACGGCGCATTTACGATCGCGGCAAACAACTATCCCACCACGCCGATGCTTCTGGATATCCAGGTTCTGCATCGGATGTACGGGTCGGTTGCGGCCGGATCAGGCGACATTATCTACCACTTTAATCCAACCACGGGGATTGTGTCTCGGAACGGTGTCGCTGCCATCACGCCGCCTGCAAATATAATCTTCATGACGCAGCCGCCAGAGCGGACCAGCGGCATCATTAGCTGGGACTGCTCGGACTACACAACCGATTTGGACATCGATCTACGGCCTGGGTTTGGCAGCGTTCTGGATGCAGCGCAGCTTGCATTGCTCAATACTGGCGTTGACGCATCGGCCAACGTCTACGTCCCGGTCATGTACGGTGGCGAAACCGACGCGATGCCGACGCGGGTGATACTGGGTAGCGGTGCCGATACCATCGTTGGGAACAGCAAGGCCAATACCATCGTGTTGAATGGGGCGCGGACAGACTACACATTCGGGACATCGGGGCCAAACTACACGCTGGTCAGGTCAGGCGAGGGCATGAAGACGTTCAACGGCATCGAGTTCTTTGAGTTTACGGATGGCACCGTGCCGCTTAACCAGTTCGTAGGGCAGAAATTCATCTTTCTGTGCGCGATGTCATGAACGACGAACCGAAGCACACGACACCGCCACCCCCGCCCGCACCGCAGGAGCGGCCGAAAGACTACGTCCCCAAGCGTCCGCCAAACCCATTGCGGCAGGGGAAGAAGGCGGTGCCGGCGAAGTCTGACGAGAAGAAATGACTACCTACACCCGCCGACCGTTAAACCGTAGGGCCACAACCTCGCGGCCAAGCTCCTATTGGGCCGGCAGTCGTTCAGCCCAATCCGTTCCTGAGCGCGCGATTCTGACCGAAGACGGGGAGCCGATTATGACCGAATACGGCGACATTCTCGTCACGGAAACGTAATGCCAAAAATAACTGCTTTGCCAGACGGCACCACAGCGAGTGGTACCGATACGACCGCGCTTGTCCAAAGCGGGGCGACCAAAGAAGTCACGGTCAATCAGCTCATGGGTGCTAGGAACCTGACAGCTGGAACCGGATTAACAGGTGGCGGGGCGCTATCGGCTGACCGATCATTTGCGATTGATGCGACTGGGGTGACGGCGGCGACTTACGGCTCAGCGACTCAAGCCCCGCAAATCGCCATCAACGCGCAGGGTCAGATCACGTCTGCTTCAAACGTCACGATTGCGCCAACGAACGATGTCACGGCGGCCAGCACTTTCGGAGCCGATAACCGCGTTGTAAGGTCGGACGGTACCGGGCGAGGAGCGCAGTCAACCGGCATAACGGTTGATGACTCAAACAACGTCACGGGCGTTGTCGATCAGACCAATACCGGGACACTCACGATAAGCCCGACTGCGCTATCCTCTGAACAGTCCTTCACCACGTCCCAATCAGGCCCCGATACCGGGACCGTGACCGGGCCATTCATCTATAATCAGATTGCAGTCAACCATAATACGTCGGTCATTACCGATACGCGGGCCATGGGCCTGTATATGCAGTCGAACGTTGGCGGGGCTACCCAGACCGGCGGCTATTATGGGTTTTTCTCAAACGTCAACAACAACGCCAATGCGACTTCAAACGGCGATTACATTGCGGTCGTAGGCCAATGTTATCTGGATGCTTCCACCAATTCCGGGACGGGTGAGCACTACGGCGGCAACTTTGTCGCAACTGCCGCCGGGGCGGCTACGACCCCCGCAATTCATGGTATCGAAATTGATACCAGGATTGACGCCGCTGCGACGGTCACTCGCCGATCTGGTTTGAGGATCGTCAATGAGGGCGCTGATGTACCAACCGACGCGACCCGCGACGGAGCAATTTGGATAACGGGGACTGCCGGCAATAGTACTGGCGCATTCAAGGCTGGAATTCTTCTGACTGATGAAATGGGCTCGGTCGGTTTGCTTTCCACTGGGTATTGCATTTATGACGGGGGCGACGCGCAAACCCTCGACACGTTTCTCATGTGTCCGAATGTTACGGTCTCGACAAACATATTCAATTTCCCGAACTTTGTTGTCACTGGTCTAGGCCAGATATTTGCCAAAACGCTTGGTTCGAACGCCCCGACCACCATGACGGGCACCAGCGGCTCGCAGGGGAATCAGGATGGTTCGATCATTGTCAACGCATCTGGCACTTTCACGCTAACGCTATTGGCTGCGTCTGGTCAGTCTGGCCGATGGCTATACATCAAAACAATTGCCGCTCAGGCGGTGAATAGCGCGAGTTCAAACGTTGTGCCACTGGCTGGTGGTGCCGCGAGTACCGGGATTTTAGCCGCGACTGCTGGTAAGTGGGCCGTCCTGCAATCTGACGGGTCAAATTGGATCATCATGGCGGCGAACTGATGACATACATCCCAGGCGACCCGTGGAAAGTCTGTGATGTGTGCGGATTCGAGTACCGCGCCAGCCAGACTAGACGCCGCTGGGATAACCTGATCGTTTGCGATGCCGACTACGAAACGAGACACCCGCAAGATTTTGTCAGGGGACGCAAGGATCGCCAGAACGTTCCTGATCCGCGCCCCGAGCCGCCTGATGTGTTCCTAGGGCCATTGATGACCACCACGACGGCAGCCGCCAATCCGGGCGCAACGTCATTGACCGTCGAGTCAACGGCAAGGTTCGAGGCTGGTGACGATATTGGCATCATCACGTCAGACGGGGAAATCCTCCGCCGCGTGGTCGATACCGTAGCTAGTAGTGTGTCTCTTACTCTCACCGTCGCCTTGAGCGCGGGCGTTTCTAGTGGGGCGCTGGTCATCAACTATGACGCAGTTGCGGAGGCGGCTTACGAATAAATGAGCACTTCAGGCGTTTACACGTTCTCCAGGAACCGTGACCAGATCATCAAAGCGGCCCTGATTAAGGTCGGGGCTATCGAGGCCGGGGAAACCCCCAGCTCTGATGACGTGACCGATGCCGCCGTGTCCCTGAATGCCATGGTGAAGCACTGGCAGGGGACCGGGGTTAATATCTGGACGGTCGGGGAAGCTGTCCTATTCCTGCAACTCGACCAAACCCAGTATTCGCTGGGCTCGTCCTCGGCCGACCATGCCTCCGAAACCGTCATCCAAACCGAACTGACCGCCGATGCTCTGAGCGGTGCAACGACCATCACGGTTGACTCGATCACTGGTATTTCAGCCAGCGACAACGTCGCGGTTCAGGTGGATGACGGCACCCTGCACTGGACGACAGTTAACGGCGCTCCCTCTGGTTCAACGGTTACCCTGACAACGGGGATTGACGACACAGCATCAGATGGCGCGCTGGTTTTCGTCTACACCACGAAACTCATCCGCCCGCTCAAAATCCTCTCCGCGCGGCGTCACAACTATACGTCGGCCATTGATACGCCATTGGATGAAATGGACCGTATTGAATACCGGGAACAGCCGAACAAGACTTCCGAAGGCACGCCGACCTCGTTCTTCTATGACCGAAGGGGCGGGGCGAACGCTCTTGGCCGCATTCACGTCTGGCCGGAACCGGATAACGTCGAAGACGCTGTCAAGTTCACCTTCGCTAGACCTATCCAGGATTTCAATGCGGCAGGGGACGACCCCGACCTTCCGCAGGAGTGGATTGACTGCCTGATCTACAATCTCGCGCTTCGGCTGGCTGATGACTACGACGTGCCGGACAACAAGTTTGTTCGCATTGAAAAGATGGCGGCGCGGCTGTTGTCTGAAATGACCTGGAACGAGGAGGAGTTGCTAGAAATCTCGTTCGTGCCGGATATGCGGTAATGGCCGTAGTCCAGTTTGCAACCAGCTCATACAGCCACGATTCCCGGCCAATCTCGGCGCAGCGGGTCGTGAACCTGTATGCAGAGAAGCAACCTCCAGACGCCAAGACAACTGTGGCCTTGTTGGGGGCTCCCGGGCTAATTGAATTCGCCAATCTGGAGGAAGGCCTGATCCGCGGCATGAATGTCATGGACGGCGTTCTCTATGCGGTTGTTCACGACACGCTCTACAGCGTTTCATCTACGGGAGTAGGGACGGCGCTGGGTGGTGCGATCACCGGAACCGGGGTTGTCTCAATGGACAACAACGGAACGCAACTCTGTATCGTCAATGGAACGAATGGCTATATCTACACCGTGGCCGGTGGCTTTACGCTGATATCAGACGCGGACTTTGCCGCTGCGAAAACCGTCCGGTTCTTCAATCAGCGGTTTGTGTTTGACGAAACCGGGACGGGGCGCATCTTTATCTCAGGTTCGCTTGACGGCACGTCCTATGATGCGTTGTCGTTCTCAACTGCCGAGTCACGTCCTGACAACGTCATGGCCGTCGAGGTCGGACAGCAAATTCTCTATGTGTTCGGCGAAAAGACCATCGAACTGTATCAGGACGTTGGGGCTGCAAACTTCCCGTTTGAACGTATTCCAGGAGCAGTTATTGAGCGCGGCTTGATTGCCAGCCAGTGCGTTGCAAAGGAAGACAACGCGATATTTTTTCTCGGCGATGATCGGGTGTTCTACAAACTCAGCGGTCAGCAACACCAGAGAATCAGTAACCACGCGATTGAGGGGGAGTGGCTACGCTATACGACTGTTTCCGACGCCTT